CGATAACATAAGAACTTTACGATCTTGTTTTTCGTCAGAAGGAGTGTATTCAACCATCCCTTTTTCCGCCAATGCAATTGTCTCGTCAATCTTTGCTGCTTTTTCCGCAGCTTCATCAAGAATCTCTTCAGCTTTAAGAGAAGCTTTGCATGCAAGAACGGTACTTCCAATAACACCAACAATACCCACTCCAAGGAGAATCTCCGGTGAGCGCTTTTTAATTACATACGACATAGTACCTAATATTGCTTTAACTTTCATTTTACTTCCTCCTTTTAAAATATAACTTTAAAAACAAAAAGGAAACTCATTGTTTCCAACAAGTTCCTTATTAACTATTCCTCAGTAGTTGTAACTTCATTTGAATCAGTAGTTGTAACTTCAACTTCATTGTCGCCGTTTTCAACGTCATCCCCGTATGAATAATCGTCTTCAACTTCAACGTCATCTTCGCTTGAATCATAACTAATGGTCGTGCTATCGCCTTTCTTAGATCCTAGAGCTATTGCTCCAATAACTAACCCGGCAAGTACACCGCCACCAATTATTAATTTTTTCTTTAACGACATTTTTGTTTTCACTTTTACTTCCTCCGTTTCTATTTCATTATTTTCGGTTTCCACAACTGTTGTTGTTTCTACATTAACTTCTTTCTTCTTTTTACTCATTTTACATTTCCTCCTTTAAAATATAGTTCTATTATATAAGTAGTTTTTATTGCGATTAAAATAAAAGAAAAGGAGTCAAAAATGACTCCTTATAAAAGCTCAATCTCCTGCATAGTTCCATAACCTACCGTAATGATCGCGCGCTTTATTGTATAACTCTTCGTCTACAATATCAGCTCGCAACCCTTCGGCCCATAAAGAACATTTACTTCCGTAATTAGCTTCTATTGGGAATTTACTTTTTAACTCCTCTTCCTTATCCCAAATTAATCTTAAATCTGTACCGTTTGCCATTTCTAACAGTCCCCCTTTAAAATATAGTTCTATTATACCAAAGGATTTGTTTGCGAAAAAGAGAGAGCTAAATTAGCCCTCACTTAAATAGTTTCTCGCCCATTTTAAGTATCAATTTTACTGCTACTATTAGAAATATCACTCCAGCTAATGCCGATGTGAACTCACATAATAGATAAAATATCCCACTTAGAATGACTAATAACACCATTAAGCCAATCATAATTCGTCCTCCCTTGATATCATCTCATTATAGGGCAAGAAAAAAGAGAAAGGCTTATCTGTTAAATAAGCCTTTACGGTTTGCTTAAGACAATTAGCCTACCAAGTAGAATACCATTTTTCCTACCGCTGTAGAGATTGCACCTTGACCACATCCAATTACAAATGCATTAAATCCATTTGTCTCTGGAAGCATCTCATCAGTTTTTTCGTCTAACAGCTGAAATGTTAAATATCCCGCTGACAATCCAGCCAATGCCTTTATTCCATAATATACACTTTTTTCATAATCCTTCCTCCTTATAATATAATTTCATTATAGGGCATGAAAAGTCTGCTCAAAAATAAGAAGACTTGTAATCTTCTTATTTATGAAATCATAGTTTCCATATTAAATATCCACTTCCGGCAACTATTACAATGGTTAGTACAATCCTAACTATTAATATTACCAAATTCATTATATAATTCCTCCTAAAATATAATCTCATTATAGGGCATGAAAAAAGAAAGGAGCAGATTATTCATCTGCCTCAATCTCTTTTATTTTTCTGTAATACCCTTCTGAATATAGTAATACGCCAAAAGCAAATATAACTATTGCTATTAACATTTTAATTCCTCCTAAATATTATTTCATTATAGGACATGTTTTATTTGCGAGGAATTGAATATAATTACCCTTCTGGGGCGACAACCGGACTTTTAAAAGGATGTTCGTTATTTTTGTTCAATTTATCTAGTAGTTCTTGGGTTGTGTGGCCCTGCATCTTTCCGGAAGTTTTCTGTTCAATCACCAAACCTTTTAGTAATATTAAATAATTCATGTGGTCTGTAATCTTCTCATTCCATAGTTCGATTGGGAATTCTCTATTGGCATAACACATATCATACACTGATACTGTATGTTTCGCCATCATCCCAGCAAGAGCTTGTATTGGCGAAATTCCCTGCATTCCTGCAGCAATTTTAAAATTATGTAATCTGTCCTCTGTTGCATATTCTTTAGCTTTTACAACTAATACCTTATCACACATTTCCAGTGTCTCATGTACAATTTGGTCAAATTCTGTTCTTTTCATAAATATAATTCCTCCTAATTATCTAATAATATTTCTAAATGTATTGGTTGAAATATAGCTTTCATCCACTTTACAATATCAGGCTCCTTTGGGTCAACAGAAAATTCATCGCGTTCTGTTATTCCAGAATATGTTTCAATATCAATATAGCCTGTTAATAGGTTCTTTTTAGCAGATAAATAACCACCATTTGGATAGTTTATCATAACCGTTACCATTAATTATTCCTCCTTATCCCAATTATCTAATTCAACATCAAAACCGCACTGTTGCAGAAGTTCTGTTGAATATTTATAAGTACTTCCATAGAACGTATGTGTTGATAGGTAATGATGATCACGAAAACTATTAAATTCGAGATCGTCCTTAGGATGTATCCACCCATGTCCAGATTCCACATCAAGATCAAGCAGATGGGTTTCTGATGTGCAACCTTTAAGTTCTTTCCAACCGTGTATTAATTTTGCCATATCGACTCTCCTTTTAAAAATATAAGATGCTAAGTTTCCTTAACATCTTATATGTAGAATTAATCCTGGGTGATGGTCATCGAGTATTTTCCAACTTCGAAATTCATTTTCATAGCCTTGCCTTTAACGTCTTCCGCATCGAAACCAAATGCTTCCAATGGAACTTCAAATTCCATTTTTACATTTTCGCCCTCTTGCGTATAGCCCTTCTTTAACAGTGCTAAGATCATTGTATCGCTTAATTTAAACATACCAATATCATCCTTTCAAGATTTATTTTCTTTCATTATATGGCTTGAAAATGTTGCGATTTTTATGGTTGTTTTTCTAACTTTTCAACCACTTCTATTTTTTCAAACTTATAAGGCTGAATTACAAGCAACGCCAAAGGCGTCCTGAGCCCCCATTGACCATTAATTCGAACAATATCCGAAAAGACATTCTTCACGGCTAATATAATCTCTCCTCGATAAGAGCTATTGACAACCGTAACGCCATTTGCAAGCGTTAAACCCTTTTTATAAAGGTTTATTTGAGGATATATTACGCCAAAGTGATTTCTAGGTATTTCAATTCGAATTCCAGTAGGTAAATTATAAGTTTGACCGGGCTGAAGTTCATATTCTTGATCTGTATCAACATACAGATCCATGCCAGCAGCACTATTATCAGCATATCGAGGAGTTACTGCGGTTGGTGTTTTTGTTATATACATACGTCATTATTCTCCTTTTCCTTTTTTAAAGTGTCTAAATGAATTTTATGATGACGATTTACAGTTAAATATTCATAGGTCTCTTCGGCTTCCTTACCGTATAGAACGTTAATAATTTCACGTTTATCTTTCATACAGCGAGCAATAACCATGGTGGGAATATCATTGTTGTCGGAGATATCAATACCTATTATTAGAGTTTCGCTTTTCATATTTTCCTCCTCAAGAATAAATTCTACGTTGATACGGAAGATTTTTTAAACATTTTGGTATATAAGAATATTTTGGGCAACTATTCTTATAATAGATTTTAGATTTATGCCGAATATATTTTGGCGGAAATTCCGGGGTATCATATATATCGTCCATTATTTCGTTTAATTCCTGGAACGCCTCGGTTAATGTCTCAAACTCTTCCGCAATAGATTGAATTGATACGTGTAATTCCTTTGTTTCAGTTTCCATATCAAAGAAAGTTTTAGTACTACCTCGACCCAAGACACGTAAAATCACTTTATCACCCCTTTGAAAGTTACCCGCCCTTTATAGTGGGCGGGGTTGTGGGAAATTAATTGTGTATCCACCACGAATACGTTCAGTATACGCATCTCGAAGATTGGTCCATCCATATCGATAGTCGGTCTGATTTGGTTCAATGTTAGATAATTCGTAGAAAGCACCTACGGTTGCTTCGCCATATTCAATCGTTAAATCTACCAAGTTGGATAACACTTCTTCGGCTTCGCCACGGCTTGTGTAAATAATATTCCCAAAATCATGGCGGGCTCTATCGTCCCGATTCACTTCTCGGCGATCTCTTTTATCCCGGTCGGATATAGAGTTGTAAGAAAAATAAGAACGTCCTTTGTCCCTTACGAGTCTATCGCTGCTACCACGTCCGTAACCCCTCCCAAAGAACATTTCAATGAGTCCAAAACCCATCTCGCTAATTGTGTTTCGTAAACCAGGAATTAGGATATCATACACGATAAATTCCCCAATGTTACCACTTTCAACCATAAATGCACCCTTAAATTTACTCCAAAACGTTGGTTTTTGCTGCACAACAGGCCCTTTTACGACTGGTTTCATCTTTTTTCGTTCTTTAGGTTCTTGAGGATCTTTAGAATCTTTATTGTTGCGCGGGTCTTTTTTATAATTTACAGCTTTATCGGAATTGTTTGGAGCGATGTCATCAAGCCCCCTTGTTAATTTTCGTTCACTCACTATTTATTACCTCCTATAAATTGTTTAAATATTGGTAAATTCAATGATACAGAACCTTTTTTATCTTGAGAATATGAAAATGCATCAATTTCAATCTCTTTTCCAATTGGTGAGTCCTGCGCCATAGCTAATCTCTCGGCATTATTAAACCCACTCCCCACCCTAACAGGTACTGTACATCCAGGAACTTTGCAAACAACAGCAGCAACCATACCCTCAATCTTCGTTCCAGTGCGCGCCATTTCAACATCCGTTATCAAGCCTTTACATTCTATCATGTTCTTAACTTTCAGTAGTGCCGTACTTCGACCAGGAATATAAATAGAATCCATATTCATCAACATCAGACCTTCTCCACTCCGGGAGGTCACTTGTTTCATAACTTTATTAATTGTCTCCATATCCCCGCCGAATACATTTCCAAATGTAGGTACTCGTATCACGGGCCCTTTTGGGTCAATTCCATTAAATAATGAATATAATAGCGCATCTCGTTCTACACCCCTTCGAAGGTCTCCACCTGGCTGGAAAATATCAAAGCAAACAGCCATTAAGTCCTTCTTATTATCTGGATATTGTTGAGAAGCCTTAGCGTTTGTACTTGACCTAAGAATAAAGCTTGGTACGTTTTTAAAATATAATTCTTTATCCACCAGCTCGCAGTCATAGACAGTGTCTGATGGGAACCATGGTGCTTTTACATACTCGAAAATATGTGTCAGCCATGGGTCTTTATGATTCGTGCGGCTCCATGCTGAAATATTATTAGAAGTTTCCTTATAGATTAGTCTACGCACTCCGTCAATCTTCTCGGATATGCGCCAAAGTTTACCGTCTAATACGGATATAGGATAATTTTTAAGATGTTCGCCCTCCATTGCTGTAAGGTGCATAGAGTCCGCCTCCTTTCTTTTACGTCCGCTTTAAAAATCGTTTTAGAAGCCAACCTTCCTTTGCTACAAAATAAGGTTTATCTTCTGTCGAATAACAATAAAAACTATTTGGGCAATCCATTGTTCCATGGTTTATACAGTTTTCGCATTCTTTTTCTTTCGCCATAATATAAACTCCTTATGCGTAATATTTTTTAACTTTCTTCCAAGCTCGTACAACTTCTTCACATTTAAGACTAACCAATAAATCACATAGAATCTTATCAGCATTTACATGATCTTGTTCTTCGTCATCGGTGTGACAAGTTGTTTCTATCATAATTCGTGCGTCTTGACGAGTCATAATTTTCTCCTCTCAAAAAATATAAATGAAAGGATATGGCTAGCGGCTTCGAACCGCGTCTCCGGTTGCCCGGTGAGTTACCATTACTCCATGCATTTAACATATCCTTTCATTATAGGGGATGTTTTATTTGCGTTTTCTAACTGCCCACCCCTTGGTAATTTTGCCGTTTTCCCTATTTTGAACCACTTCGTATGTATCCGGGTTCTTTAGAGATGTTTGTTTTGCAAGTGCTTCTTTCTTTGTTGCAAACTGCCATGTTTTAGCCGGTAATTTAATTCCCATAGATAAGTTCCTCCTTTCCTAAAATATTACTAAAAAAGAAGAGAGGCTTTACGCCTCTACTTCCTCTGAAGTTTCTTCTTCGTGCTTCTTATTTATAAAATCTTTAACCTGGGCAATGGTTTCATGAATCTTATTATCAACATATTCAATTACCTTATCGGATGCCATTGACGAAATTGCAACCCCCGCTAATCCCATTCCTATCTTTTTGATAGGGCCAGCTTTGCTAGGCTTTACAATTGCCAATGTGCCTCCGACCAAGGCACTAACTCCTATGCCAATAAGTAGTTCAACTCCACTTATAGCCAATTTTGCTTTTTCATTCATATAAAATACCTCCTATTAAATATAACTTCATTATAGGGGCAGATTTGTCTGCGATTAAGTCATTCTTTCATCAATTGTTTAATTTGGGGATTTTCCGTCCATAGTTTCTCAGCTTCTGGCAATACAGTATTAATAATAGAGTCTAAATTGTCTTCCGTTATGTATTTTTTATACTCATCTGGTATTCTTTTATATAGTTCATCAATTACATATGAACGCTTAAGAGTGCCCGTCCCTCCTCCAAATGTAATTTCTGCATCGGTAACTAACACCAAAGCAATTGGCACAAGGTTTGTAAGGAGGCGCTTTATATATGAAATCTTCTCCTCAGAGCTCATTGCGTTAAATACAGGACCTTTTATTTTAACCCACCGTTTAATTCCAGTAATTGCAGCGGCTATTAGGACCATGCCAGCCAAAAACTCATCCCAATTTGCAAATATAAATTTTAAAATATTCATTGGTTATCTCCTTTCAAATCAGCTAAAAGCTGTATAAATTCATGCGAAAGTGGAATGCCCGCAGATTTTTGAATCTTAAGTACATTTTCGGCCTTACTTTTCCAAGCATAGAAGCCTATTGCGGTGGCTGTGGGTGCCCCTATGTACGATCCATAGGCAATAAACATCGAAACATCAATGTTACCACCTAATTTTATGTCCACCATAGCGGATACAATGACCAACACCCCGCCAAGTACTGCCCCTACAAAATATAACAGCACCACAACGGCCAGTATTGTCTTTGTAAAAGTTAATTTTTCTTCCACTTGGACAAATTGTTCTTTTTTCTCGTCATACGACATAAATATCACTCCTTATCTACTATAATTTTTTATTCCATCTCCATGGAAATATAAATGAATTTTTGGTATAGTTTGCACGGAATCGTCCCAAGAATCGTATGCTTTACACCATTCTGTTACCACTTTAATAGAATTTTCACTCGGTTGCGGTAACTTTCTCTTCCATTGAGGCATTGGCGAGAACTGTCCCTGTTGCCAAATTACCTCAGATACTGTATTTGGGAACTTTGGTGACTGAACTCTATTCATAACTACACATAAAACTAAATATACTTGCTCGTAATCAATTGTCTTTCGAAAATCAATGTCGAATTCTCCGTCGCCCCCTACGTCCTTCGAACCTGTCAAGAGCACAGACATTAGATATATTTCATCGTCGGTAAATCCATACCGTGGAGGTTTAACTGGTTTAATGACGGGTTGCGGAAGCTCTAACGGAGTAACTAAAGGTTCATTAAAGAAGTCTTTAATGATAATAACTTGCTCTGTAGGTTTTGAGTCTACAGAATAGTAATAAATATAACTGTGGGTCCATCCAATAATTGCGCCTAGAAACAAACCAAGAAACATCGCCGTAATCATATTAATTGATTCTTTGGTTAAAATATAATTTTGTTTTATTTTCATTGGGGTATTGTGTCCTTTCTTTAAAAATAAAAGGAGAAGGGTCCTTAAACCCTTCCCTTTATCACAAAGCCTAATGCCTTGGTCCGCACGATGTCGAACTTTTCGAAGTTGAGAATTAACAATATCCCCAGCAAATTAGTTACAGCGATCAACAATGTATCTGGCGTAATCTTCCATGATGGTTTCATCATTTCCGAATATGCCTGATATTTTTTGTTCAATGCTTCCCAATCTGCTTGTTCAATGTTTTCATCGCTCATCTTCTTAAATACTTTTTCGCGCTCGACCTTTATTTTAGACCTTGCACTTTTTGGTAAATTGATTTTCATTTAACCTTCTCCTCCTTTATAACTTCATTATAGGGCTAGATTTTCCTTCATTTGTATTTAGGATATACCGTTGCGTCAACTACAAGGCAAGGGTCCCCTTCTGGAGTTAATTGGCTACTAAAATCGACTTCAATTTTACCTTTGTCTATATCAAACCCCATTTGTTCGCCAAGCTTTGTATACGGCAAACCCAAAGCATAATAGAACTCATTTAAACTTATCCACATTTCATTCATTAGATCATAATTTAAATCAAGAACTTGTTGTCGAATCTTTTCGGGGGAAGACCTAAAATATCTATCACAAAGGACATCGTAACATATTACATCGCCATGTCCTGTAATAATAATTGTCTTATTTCCAATTGGGCTGTTTGTTACGCGGTCTTGGGCAATGCTATCACGAACCCTTAATTCTTTATTACGACCGATTTCCTCGACAACCTTTTCTTTGTATTCACGAAAGGCCGTTTCGCTTAGCGAATATAACGCTGCGAGTGCTGTGTTACGATTTGTATTTATGGTATTGGCGCCGATAATACAAGCAATTGACGTTGTGCCCATTAGAACCGGTGGAATAAAGTGTTTCCATGTAAGTTCTACAATTTCTCGAGATGATAAGCATTCCCCAAGCTCTTCTTCCTCTCGGCGAACGACTTCGTAGGCAATTATGCTTGCCTTTCCAGTGAAGAATGCCGTGGTTAGGACTCCTGCGCATCCAAGTCCTGTCAAAATATGCGGACTATTTCTAGAAATTACTCCACCGAGATTTTTTACG